CAGAAGGACAGGGGAGCGGATTCCAGTGGAGAAGTCCTGTAAAGGACAAGGAGAGGGAATCCACAAGCCGCGCCATTGGCGCACAAACTCCAACTTCATAGGTGATTCGCATTGAACTGGCTCGATATAGCAAGTCTCCCTCTCGCCGCGATCGTCTTGATCGCTGTTGGCTGGGTCATCAACCACAACCAGAAGTCCTACATCTCGGGGCAGAAAGAAGCACTCAAGATGTATATGGACTCTGCCATCAAGCCCCTACAAGACAGCATGAAGGATAGCGTGGCTTCAATGCGCGAAGTATCTGAAGCAAACACTGGCGCATTGGAGAAGATCGTCACAAATCATCTGGAGCATGACAAGGAAGAACGTCAGCTCATGCGGAAAGCCATCGAGAAGCTGTGCGCCAAATTCGATGACAACTAGTGCCAAATCCTCGGATTGAGCAGATTCTTACGTCCCATCGCAGGGACATGTATGGCCTTGCCGACAATGAGCTAGGTGAGGTTCGGCACTATGTTGGGCTTGCCGCCGATGACGTTCAAAGATTTCTAACAAGGCTCCAAGAGCTTGAGGCTACTTGGGGTGAAGGCGGCAGGGCGCTACTCCTTCAAGAGATCAACCGAGGAACGTCTAACTGGGATCATCTGTGGGCGGGACTGTCTGCGATGATCGCAGAGTTTATGACGAAATCGGTAGAGGGTGGCTGGGAGATCGGTGTTGAGGTTGCGACCGAGATCGCTGCCCATGTTGGCGAAACGGTCCCCCATGTCTCGCAGATTCGTTCCACCGTTGATGTCTTGAGAGAGTCTGTGATCCCCTTTGCAGATGACGCCACGATGCTGATTGAGAATCGGGTTCGCGGTGAACTCGTTCGTGGCGTTCTCGCGGGAGAAGATGTTGCAACCATATCGCGGCGACTTATCGGTGCGGGATTGGATACGCAGGGGACACCATGGAAGACGGCGCTCGCGAGGGCGCGGGCCACGATCCGCACTGAAACCTCACGGGCATACCACACCGCCCTACTGGAACGCTTCGACAAAGCGGAGTGGATTACTGGATACCAGTGGATTTGTTTCTTCCGTGGCGAATGGCCGTGTAGCACATGCGCCCCACGACACGGACGCTTCTACGTCAAGGGCGCAACGCCCATGATTCCCGCGCATCCCAACTGTGCTTGTGGTTTGTGGCCTGTCACAAAGGCTTACGGCAAGCACTCTATCTAACAGATACTACCCAAATATGCCTTGGTCTATCGGGAGCTATCCCGACACATTCAACAGTTTGAGCAATGACGATAAGCGCCTGGCGATCTCGATTGCCAACGGCGTCTATCGGACGTGTATGCGCGATGGCGGCACAGACAAGAAGTGTGCGCCTGAAGCGATTCGCGTTGCTCTGTCCAAGGTCAAGGAGAACAACGTGGAAGAGACTACAACCACTACTGCCGAGGTGAGAGAGGCGTTTGAGGACGAACTTACTCTTTCCGTCTCCCTGGCCGAAGAATCAGTAGAAATTTCGGAAGACGAGAAGGGAAATCGGCTTGTTCGCGTACCCGCCGTTCTTGTTGAGAGCGGATGGTCCGAGAACGGGCGCTACTACTCGAAAGAGCTGCTTCGGAAGTCTGCACATCTATTCGAGGGCGCGGGGTCGTTCGACGGCCACGTTCGGACCCCGAAGATGCGCGATTACGTTGGCGTATTCCACGATGCAAGTTTCAACGAGACGGCTGGCCCAAACATGCGGGGCGGCGTCACTGCGAACTACTGCATCTTCGATCCTGCTGTCCAGCGCGTTGCTGAACACGCACCACATCTTGTCCGCCTCTCAATCCGTGGAAAGGGCGATGTTCGACGCGGCGAAGCCGATGGTCGAACTGGCTGGATTGTTGAGGAGTTCCGTCAGGAACCGCGTTGGACATGCGATGCCGTTATTGCGCCTGGTGCGGGTGGCGGTGTCACAGTGCTGGAAGCACTTGATACAGAAACAAAGGAGGATTCGATGAGTATCGAGTCTGTCAAGGACTTGAGAGAATCCTATCCCGAATTCGTGAAGGCGATTGAGGACGCGAAAGCGGCTCAGATTGCCGAAGCGAACGAGGACACGGAAACCAAGAACCTCCTCGAAGAGACACAGAGCGAACTGTCCGAGGCTATCAAGGCGCGTGACGCTGCCCAGCAGAAGGTCCAGATCCTTGAGAGCCAACAGGTTCTCAATGAGAAGCTGGCCGAGGCGAAGTTGCTCCCCTCTCTTGAGGAAGACATTCGAGAGTCGTTCAAGGATCGCGTGGCGGAAGCCGAAGCGGTCGATACGGCTATTACGCGGGCCAAGGCACTTCTTGAGTCCGTGCAAAAGGAAGTGAAGGTCGAAGGCGTCGAAGAGGAAGGTGACGAGATCGCTGAGAGTAACAGCGACTACGAGCTTCTGAAAGACATCGGCCTTGTTGGCGGTGATGAGTAATGGCTGCTGCAAGTGATCGCAACTTCAAGATTCTGGATGACTGGGGGCAGCACGTACAGCTCTTGAACGGAGACACCGCGCTCGAAGAGGGCGACATGGTGACGGTCTCCAGCAACGTGCTTGTCGAAGTCGCTGACTCAAACACGGTTGGTGCTGTTGGCGTCTGTGCTGAAGACATTGCTGCGGGTGCTTACGGCACGGTCTACACCGCAGGCGTGTTTGAGGGTACGGCGGCAACCGGAACCGATTTCGGACACCTGGACGAAGTTTACAACTCTGCCGCTGACGAACTTGATGGTGGCACTACGAGTGATGTTCCAGTTGGCCGAGTCGTCAATCACGATCCTGCTTCGGGCGGTTCAGTGCAGTTTGTGCTGCTCTCCTGCCTGACTGGGGATCACACGGCACACGCTTAGTCGGAGGGTCTAATGGCTGAACAACTTCTTACCCTTGATAAGAACCAAACCGCAACAGAAGAGGGGATGAGGAAGTTTGCGGGCCTTCAGAATATTCGACTCTCTGAAGAGGCACGCGAAACCCTCACCGCTCTGAAGAAGCACCCTCGGCTGTTCAACGGAAGCTTGATGAACATCCGCGAAGCCGTGGGTTCGGACGCATTCGATTCGATCACGCTGGACCGGATGCACAAGGCTATGCTGAAGGGGTACAAAGAATGGACCCCCCAGTGGCCGCGACTCATTTCTAGCCAGAAAAGCGTAAGCGATTTTCGCACCTACTACGGGATCATCAGCGGTGGATTTGACCGCCTGCCCGAGGTGAAGGAAAAGGGCGCGTATCTGGAGAAGGCATTCGATGACGACACGATTTCCTACTCGCCCGCAAAACGGGGTGCCCTCTATGGTGTGTCGTTTGAGGCTCAGACGTATGATGACCTTGGCCTGCTTGATTCCAAGATCGCGAAGCTCGGGAATGCTGCGGCTCGGACGTATGAGTATTTCTTCTTCTACACCTGCCTTGACGCGAATCCCACGTCCTACGATGGGTCGAACAACGTCTTCGGCACGGTAGGGTCCACGCCTGGCACGTTCGCCAACACGATGACCACGAATGGTCTGACTACGGCGAATCTGGAAACGGCCTATGAGACGATGCTGGCGCAAACCGCGCTTGGCTCCGACTCGACGTTCACGGATGACGGCTACGTGCCGGTCCAGTACATCCCGAAGTATCTGCTTGTTCACACGTCTGACGTTCTGACCGCGAAGCGGATTCTCCAGTCTTCGGGTGTCGCTGAGAACGCCAACAACGGCGACAACGTGCTTCAGGGTGAACTGGAGATCATCTCGACTCCCTACATCACTTCTACGCACTGGTATCTGATGGCTGATCCAGGCATGGGGGCCAACACGATGGAAGCTGGTCTCTGGCACGGCAGTGCCGAGCCTGAGTTCTTCTACGAGGCGGCTGATAGCGGACGGCACTTTGCGTTCGACGAACTCCGAACGAAGGTTCGGACGATCTTCGGCGGGACTTTGCTTGATCCCCGCGCTTGGGTGCTTGGCTCCTCGACCTAGGGCTTCTAGGGGCGGGTTTCGGCTCGCCCCTTCATGGAGGATTGATATGAAAAGAGTAATAGGAATCGTCCTCGCCCTGGCCTTGCTGTCGTTGCCGGTTCTGGCTACTTCCTACACGAACTTCACGGATCTGTCGTTCTCTGGGTCGTTTGCTCTCGGGACAACTGAGCTTATCGACTCTAGCGGGAACTTCTCCTTGACGGGAACAATCGGCGTAGACACTACAACGGTGTCGCTCGACGGTAGCACGTCAGTTGATCTTATCAGCGCCGGGCATGTGGACCTTGAAGCGACGGACGTTCGGGTTGGGTATAGCGACCACTACACGAAGTTCGCTGTAGCCGACACGACCGGGAATCTAACGATCACTCACGTTGGCGGGACAACCGATCTCGTGACGTGGACAGCAGCCGGAGGGTTTGACCTCGTTGGTGCGATCGCGCTGGATGCTATTACGGCCTCTGGCGTGGTGTCCGTTGACGACACGACCGACTCTTCGAGCACGGTGACAGGTTCGATCCATACCGATGGTGGTTTGGGCGTGGCGAAAACGCTCTACGTTGGGACGGGCGCAGACATCACGGGCGACCTTGCCCAGGATGGTGCGACAGTCGTTCTCGATGGGAGCACATCTGTTCGGGGCGTAAGTGCTGGGTTTACTAGCCTTGAATCCCCCGCCAATCGGTTTGGCGTAGACGCCTCTGTATACATGCAGATTGCGACGACCGCTACGACTGGCATTACTGCAATCACTCACACTGGGACAGCTCCTACGGTGACGTGGACGGCGAACTCGTTTGACATCGTTGGCGCGATTGCCCTGGATGCGATTACCACCTCTTCATCTATCACGATGGCGAATGGTGAGATCGTCAACAACGCGGCGGATGGTGTTGTCACGTTGACCGGCGACGATGCTACAGGTGTCGAGTTCCAGGTCATCTCAGCGGACCACGACACGACCGGAGACGCAACGCTCGTTCTTGATGCCGACGCTGGCGGGGATGACGCGGATACCTGGAAGATCATCTCTCAGGCAAATGGGAATGACCTTTCGATCGTCAACCACGCAACTGAGGTGTTGAACCTCACGACTGCGGGCATTTTGCAGATCGACTCCAACCTTGTTTCCGATGGCACGGTCAAGGGCACGGGAATCATCGTTGACGACGGCGATGCCGATGTGACGGTTGATTCTGACAACCAGACCGACGCCTCTGCTGCGATCAACATCCCTGACTTTGGGGATGCGACGGCTGACTTCCTTGTGACCAACATCTTCAAGACCTGGCTCCCGTTCGCGGGCGGTCTTGGCGGTGAGGACTCGGATGCGGTCGGCACGCATGGCGCTGGGTTGCTCGGTGGCGGCTCGATTGATGTCACGACCTACGACTTCAACGACAGCGGCGCGGGCGCGAATGACGTTCTGTGCAAGGTCTACGATCTTGGCACAACGGCCTGGGATGACCTATCTGAGGCGGCAACGCTGACGGCGGCAGCTGATTGGGCAATCAACTACCAGCTTCTACCTGACGCTGACGCAGAACAGATCGGTGACGCTGTTGCTATCGGATTCGATGAGCCGTTCTGTGAGGTCGCGTTCAATGACTTCAGTACGGGCAACGGCGCTCTTGCAACCTGGGGCGGCGCTGGCGGTAAGTGGCAGTATTCGACCGGCGCGGGAACATGGTCCGACCTGACCGTCTATGACGGGACCGACGCCAACGATCAATCTGGCGGACAGCCGTTCTCGCAGACGGGTGCGGTTTCGTTTGCGCCTCCGTCCGATTGGGCTGTTGCAACCTATGACAGCGAGGAAGCCTACTGGATCCAGTGGGTATTCACCGCGGCTCAGTTGACGCAGACTCCGGTGATCGACGACACGAACAAGGATGAGCCTATCATCCCGTTCCCGTCCGACGCGCTGGATGCACCGTACAAGTGCGAGATCGTTGCGGTGCGCGTGACCAACTTCAATGCGACGGTTCACGACCAGATCATCAAGTTCGTTGTGGGCAACTTCACAGACGGGACGTTCTCGGCTGAGTTGTCCTGGGCTGCGTCTCAGATTTCCGACCGATTCACCTTGGCGTCTGCGATTGCGTGCGATGCTGATGACGTAATCGGGATTATGGTTACCGATGACGGCGGATCCTCGAACAACCCGATCTGGATGGCCGAGTTTGAAGTGAGCTACGAAGACTAACCATGAGGGGCGGTTCGCCGCCCCTTGCTTTTCCTCGAAGGAGTAGGCATGTACGAAGGACACCTTCGTTACCATGTTGGAGACACTGACGCTACCGTGAAGGCGGGGCCTGGGTATTTGGCTGCTTACACCGTCATTAGTGATGGATCTAATGCTGGTAGCGTCTCTTTCTCTGACGACACAACAGAAGTATGGAATACTGAGGTGCTGGCAACGGCGGGCGACACTGTGAATCTTTTGTTCCCGGCTCCTGGGCTTTATTTTGGCACCAGCCTGGAGATTGCGCTTACCAACATCAAGAAAGTCTGCATCGCCTACTACTAATGGCATTCACCTACGATGTGACCACAGATCGGGGCAAGGTTCGGGCCTTGGTTTCCGATACGAGTTCGACGAGCTACGCGCTTGAGGACAACGAAGTTGATGCCTTCCTCACGCTGTCGCGTAGCAACGTATTCGATGCCGCTGCCCTAGGGTGTGACGCAATCCGAGCGAGCTTCAAGAAGATGGCGAACCTCCAGCTATTTGGCGAGGTCAGCATCAACTTGACGGAGCTTCGGCGGGATCTCCAAGCCCTTGCCAAGGAGTACCGAGAGATTGCGCGGATGGATGCTGAGATGAGAGCCGTGCAGCTTCAGCAGAAGATCGACCTGTATGGTCTTGATTGGACTGATTGCAATAACGCAACTGCGGTAACGAGCGATTCGTTTACCGACTACTCCCAGGACGACTGGGACTCCATCTAGTGAACAACATCTTCTCCTCTATCGGGACCGATACCTTCGACCAGATCATCGATGCAGCCGAGCTTTTTGGCTGCACCGGCTACATTCAGCCGACTTCTGTGACCTACTACCTAGGGCCGAAGACGCAGACCTACAACCCGGATACTGGCCTTGGGAACGCAACCTGGACGAAGACAGTGACCATCACCGACATCCTTGTTGGCGGGTTCGAGAACGAACTGATTATCCAATCTGATGGAAACATCAAGGCGTCTGACATCCAACTGCTTTTCAAGCAGTCGGAATTGACCTCTGCGCCAACAACTGACGATCAGGTTTCCTACAACAGCGCAACCTACGAGTTTGTAGGCCATCGCGCTGCCGCTGGCCTGTATCTGGTTCACATGCGGTTGAAGACGGGGGCGGCATGAGAGTGTCACTAATCTATGACGATACAAAGGGCTTCAATCCAAGCATTGCTGCCATCGTCGCTTCTGTAACTGAGATAGCGCAAGAGAACCTGAAACGTGCTGCCTATTCAGCCAAGGGCGCGGCAAAGGAGAACATCGCCAGTTTCCCTGCGGTTGATACAGGGCAATACCTGGATAGCGTTCGCGTCATTGAGCCAGGTGGCGAGGATCTTGGCGTTCGCGCTAGCGAGCATGAGGCGTATGTTGCTGCCAATACTCACAGGAAGTCTGATGGCAATGACTATACCTGGTATCAGGAAAACGGGCCTGCGTCATTCGGGGGCGAGCGGTCAAAGCCTCGTGATATAACGGGCCGACACTGCCTGCGCAATGCAGGAACGGCCATTGATGGCATGTATCCCTATGTGAAGTTCGGTTCTGTCCGCCCTGTGAATCCGGGAGGCTAGGTTGTCACTTCTTCAACGCCAAGCAAAGATCCAGATCTATTCGCTCTACAGTGCTGATACCACTGGATTCAAGTCGGGCATTACGCAGCTCTACCACGGGAAGCCAGACCACAGCCTTACCCAAGATGACTACCCGCTTGTTATCTACTCGTTCCTTCCGTCTCAGGGTGAATACTACTTTGACAGCGGCTCATCTCCTTCGACTGAGACGTTGTTTGTCGTGTTCAAGATTCTATCGGCAAGCACCGTCTCAACCGAAGCAGAAAACATCTTGGAAAAGCTCCATGGCGTCTATGACGGGGCTAGCCTAACCCTTTCTGGCTGGTCGCTCCGAGAGATGCTGCGGGACAAACGCGATGGCGTTGTTGGGCCTTACACGGACGACAACGGCATCTGGCATCTGAATACAACCTATCGCTCAATCTGCGACAGGTTATAGGAGTCTTGAATGGCTACACCTATCAGTGGAATTAGCGGCAACTTCTACGTTGCCGATTCCGGGGGCACAGCCGCAGAGGTGGCGTCGATTCGTTCTTGGACGATTGACGTTTCCGCAGCGGAAGTCGATGTCTCTGGGTTTGATGGTAGTGGCTGGAAAGCAACTGTAGCCGGATTGAAATCCTGGACCGCAACCGTCGAGGGTCAGTGGACCTATGGCGACACGGGCGGGATGGAAGAGATCTGGGACAACCTTGGCGACGAGGTTGACTGCAAGTTCTACGTTGACCTGGCGAACACGAAGTATTTCAGCGGAAGCGCGAAGGTGATTTCGATCAGCCCTTCGACCGCTGTGGATTCTTCGGCCACGTTCTCGGCAACGCTTTCTGGCGATGGCGCTCTGTCCTATCTGACGAGCTAGATCTAATCCGAGGGGCGGTTCGCCGCCCCTC